CGACTTGAGATATGAATTCACGACGAAATGCATATGCAGATGTGTCTACATGAAAATTATCTAGACCATTCCACACAGGCCATTTACCTAAACTTTCGCAATCATCACGACAAAGAAAATTGTTGTCTTTGTCATAGATGTTGCGAAGGCTATGAGCCCATGTAAGATTTTCAGTTTGAATTATGCTTATAAGTTTTTCAACATGATCTGGCTCAAACCAATTGTCCTGATCAAGAAAGAGAACAATATCTTCATTCACCAGATGCGAGAATCCTGCATATATGCGATGACCGTAGAATCCATCAGCACCTGTGTTGTGCTTTAGATACACGACATCTTTAGGTGGCATGTATGGATCAGAATTTACAAACAGATCATCAAACTTATGCTTGAACTTGTTACCATCAACAACGACGAGATAACTCGTATCAGCATAAGTTTGATTTTCGACGCTCTTGATTGCTTCTAGGACTTTTTTGTCGCCTGTTGTTGGAATTATAACAACGGCTCTCATCAGAATGCGCTCATGGGAAACGGAGCAATCACACCCCAATGATTGTCCATGCGAATTGGATACTTACCAAACAATCTTGGCTGATGTAACTTACCATCACGATACAGTTCCAGAAGAACTCCATGACATGCATCATAATCCAAATCATTCCAAGAACGATAATCGCCCTTTGGTAGACTGTGATATCCGCGAGCAACTTCTGCTACATGCTGCTCATTTTCTATTGAGGTACGACCAATGATAACTTCTACTGCGTAGATATTGACACGCTTCTTTACTATGTCGCGTATACAACGAGAGACTGAGTATCCAATATATCTCATGATAAAATCTCCAAAACTCAAATGCAGTATATCAAATCACTTACGATAAATCAAGTCTTTCTTGACAAAAGTATTTATCTTGCTCGTAATATGATCTACTGCAACTTCAGGATCACAAGTACCACACATAAACACATCAATTGCAGCATAGTTTTTTTCAGGCCATGTATGAATTGAAATATGACTCTCGGCCAAGACAATTACACCAGTAATGCCATAACCCTCACCAAAATGATGAAAGTGATCGCTTAGAACTGTTGCACCTGATTTCTTGGCTCCATCGATTAGGATTTCTTTCCAAAAATCAATTGAGCCAAGAACTTCAGCCGATACATCATGTAGATCAGCAATAACATGCCGACCCATATATGATACACCGCTCATCTCTCATGCCTGTCTTTCAAGATAGTTTACTGTAATCTGACGAGGCTTGAAGAACTTGATGATCTCGTCGCGAACTACATCACGATCATATGGCTTGCAAGAAAATACATCAATGTAGGCATCGCCCGTGTCATTGCAGAAATGAGCACAGATATTGCTTGTTTCAATGAGCTGAACAAGAGTAAATCCTGCTTTGTTTCCCTCACCAAAATGAACAATCTGGGGTTCTCCAAAGGCTTTCATATCAATGGCATTCACAAGACTTTTGGCAAAATTATAGACATTATCATAACTCTTGATTGACTCAATATCGCAGGCGCGACAATCAAGCATGGCGTGATAACCCCAGTATTGTTCCATCAAAGTATCCTTTCTAGATAGAAAGTCACCGTGAACGATATTGCCCACGGTGACTGGTTAGTTGTTGAAATAAGTGTGATTATTTATTCAGAAATTATTCTGAAGCGAGAACTTTTTGTGTGCCGCCCAAGGAAATCTTTCTTGGCTTCTTGCTTTCTGGAATGATATTCTGTAGTTCAACTACAAGCATTCCATCAACAAGATCAGCACTATTTACTACTACCGTATCAGCGAGAGTAAATACACGGGTAAAATTACGAAGAGCAATGCCACGATGGTAATAAGTTTTACTTCCGTCCTCATCTTTCTTTGCGTTTCCCTGAATTGTTAGTTTGCTATCCTCAAGAGTGATATCAATCTCTTCTCTCTTGAATCCGGCAACTGCCAATTCAATTACATACTTGTCTTCGCTAACTTTAGCGATGTTGTATGGAGGATAAGAGGTAAGTACCTTCTCGGGAATATTTAGTGCTTCATCTAGAGTAGATAGAAGTCTATCAAAACCAACAGTTGAAGGAAGCAGATTACGACCGTATGCGAATGTCATGTTAACTCCTTTTAAGCAAGTTGAAAACGACTAGCCCATTTGGCGCTAGTCTGTATATTATATAGTATTCGCAGTAGGATTGTCAAGTACCTTTGTGCCTGTAGAACCAAATCCGCCCTTACGATTTGTGTTATCGCGTGTTGGTCTTGCCTTTACTTCTTCAAATGCTGCTCTATTATTGCGTACAAGTTCACCTTGACAAATTCTAGATAGATTGGGTACAACTATGTTTCTAGTTGTAATGTTTGTCAACATGACGAAAGTTTCTTCCATATAATCAGAATCAATTACACCTTCAGCATTTGCAAGCGTTAGACCCTCTTTCAAGGAAAGACCCGAGCGAGGATGAATGCGTACTGAGTATTCTTTTGGAATATCAAAGATCAATCCAGTGGGTGCAAGCACACGATCTCTTGGACATATCGTTACACCACCATCGCTTGTTAATAGCCGACTAAACTTCTTTCCCGTATCATCATATCCTTCAAACGACATTACACCAAATGTACATAGAAAGATATCAAAACAAGCAGCATCAGTCGTTGAATAGACTGGTGCTTGTACTTGCGGATGTATCTTGTAGTACTTCAATTTTGTTGCCATGATATAAACTCCTTCAATTATTCAGTTTCAATCTTTTTCTTACCAATATTATATTTTGCTACAAGTTGCCAATCATTTTTGTCTTTGAAGGCCAGTATCTTGATTTGATTTAGTGGCGATACTGGATCTGCTGTTCTCTCTGGCTTTACTAGCCCAACAAGACCCCATTCAGCCAATAGATTTGCAATTGAGTTTCTTCTTGCAATATCGCCTTCGGAGAAATTTGTTGGCTTGCCATCAAGTGCAAATAACTCCTTGAAATGTGCGATATAGTACTTACCCTGCTTGTGAAGAATATGACAAGATTGATAGAGTGTCTGATCCTTCTTTGAGGCTACGCCAATTCTGGTCAATGTTTCCTTGACCTTTAGGAAGTCATCACGCTCTTTTAGCGTCACCTCCACCATGTCTTCTACGCTCCACATTACCCACTCCACCTTTTTTTGTTATACTTATTATATGATCAACCTGATCAGTGGAGAGAAGACGCATCGCCTCTAATGCCTTTGCGCTGGAAAACTGGTAGTACTCTTTTACGGCCTCCAGAATATCATTCTTCTCTTTTTTGACCCACGGCTGAAACTTGCGTTTCATAGATCGTATACTATTTAGATAAAAATGATATTGTAGATTTTCGTCCAATCCATGCCTACTATTCATTTCATTGGCGTGGAGTATAGAATCCACATGATATGATAGCGCACGATTGACCACAAATGCATTATACGACTTTTTAAAGTCTGGCTCATCTGACAAATCCTTCTTTGTCTTTTGAATTGATGGTAAAATATCTTTAAACAAGTCCATTATCATAAACCTCAAGCATATGAATCTTTTATAGCACTCTCTATCAATTTATTCAAGTGAATAGGAAAATTCAAAAACTTTGGATTCTTTACAATATTTTTCTCTTGAATTAATCCAGTCAATGGAATCAAGCATGACGTATGTCCTCTAACTCGTAATCCATCCTCATAAGATTGTATGTTTTTAAGTACATTTTCTTTCTCAAGAACAAATGCACCATCACGATAAAGTATCAATATAAGATCGCATATTTCGGATTCAATAGGTGTCTGTTTCTTATTGCCCATCACACTGCTAAGTAGTATTTCAAATTTTCCTTTTATCTGACCTTTTTTACCATAAATCCTATAAGATGTTACACTTTTCATTTCAACTTCAAATTTCTCTTCGACCCAATCAAAATCCTTATGCTTATCACCAATGTATGTCAAATGACCATTACTATTCCATTCAATCGATTTCTCTATGATTCTACCTTTCAAAAATCTATTTTGAGCCTCGTTTAAGGCATCACATGCAAGAGCATCGGAAAATATATTATTCCAATTAAACGACTTTAATACTTTAAGCTGTCTAGGATTTAGCATTATTTAAACGAACACTCCATCATGATGGTTGTCAAACATGCAACCATGTTGATTTCTTGATCAGCAACAAACGCCGACTTGTATTGATAATCAGCCAACACGATCACAGCCTGTGGAATAGACTGTGGCTGCATGGTATCATACATCGCATCATAGATCTGACGGAAGATCTTGTTTTGATCAGCATCAGAGTTTGTCGCAACCCACTTACGCATAGCCGTGAAGTCTTTCTCCTTCAAGAAACCAACAAGTTCCTTGAGGTTGACATCACCAACTTGTGCAAGTACGCCAGAGTCAATCTCGCCACGAACGGCATATCTCTGCAACTCATTCAATACGCGACGATAGTCTGGAAAGTGCTTTTGAATGATCTGAACAAGAGCACCATTGTCATACTTGATCTTTTCCTGATCAAGAATACTCTGAATTCTTTTTAGAAAGCCAGCCGCCATCTTCACCTTGTTGCCATTCTTGATCTTGAACTCAATCACGGAACAACGTGAATGAATGGCTTCAATCAAGCGAGCCTTGTAATTGCAGGTAAAGATGAAAGAACAATTGGATGCAAACTCTTCAATAGCAGCTCGCATGGCTGCTTGTGCTTCTGGCGTTAGATAG